ACCGCTGGATGGGGCTGACGAGTTTGATGATCCAGAATTGCTTACACCCGATGAAAACGGGCACTTTGTAAAGTGGGATGGTAAGCGTCTGTTTGATCGCCGTAGCGAAGTCAGTCCCTCCACGTGGGCACTTGTTTATCAACAACAAGATGTCGAAGAAGATGCAATCTTCCCCCTTCCGATTGTTAATGGTTCCATTAACCGTATGCGTAAAGTAGGCAAACTGAATTTCAGTGCGCCAGGACACCCCAACGCTGCAGGTTCTTGGTTTGTTATTATGGGGCTTGACCCCGCAATCTCGGGCAAGACCGCTATGGTTGTGCTTGCAGTTAACCGAGACACACATAAGCGATACGTGCTTGATGTGTACAACATGGCTGAATCTACGCCACAGAAGATTGATAGTTTAATCAAAGAATGGGTAGTAGAGTACCAGCCCCAAGAGCTTCGCATTGAGATCAATGCTTATCAAAAAGCTTTCGCTCTTGACTCTGAGCTGCGAATGTGGCTGGCAAGTCGTGGTACTGCGCTACGCGAACACTTCACCAGCAAGAATAAGTGGGATGTTAACTACGGTGTAGCTGCAATGTCCTCATTGTTTGGCAGTATGCGAGATGGAAAGTTCAATAAGGATAACCTTATGGAGATTCCTGATAACTCTAATGAGCACGTTAAGGCTTTGGTTAACCAGTTAATTACTTGGAAGGCTGATACCAGAGGACCAACTGACTGCGTTATGGCACTGTGGTTCTGTGAGATTAGAGCAAAAGAACTAATTCAACAGAGTAATTTCAGAACGGCTCACGCTAATAACAAGTGGGCAACAAGAAGAAACGTTGCTATGCAGGGTGTTATTAACCTTGATGAGATGGCGATGGAATCATTGTCAGCTCTATACTAGGAAATTAAATGGCATTATCAAGCGAGCAGATTACCCATAAGGTATTAGCTCTTACACGTCGCTATGGTGCACGTGATCAACGTATGGTAGATATTACTGCTGTACGTCGTGGCAACATGGAATCCGTGTATCCAGATATGTTCCCAGAGGGCATGTCTAAGCCAATGATTGCCAACTTTGTTGACGTTGCTGCTCGTGACATTGCTGAAGTTCTTGCGCCACTTCCCTCTTTTAACTGCTCAACTCCAAGTATTAACTCGGATAAAGCAAAGAAGTTCTCTGACAAGCGAACCATCATTGCTAACAACTACATTGAATTCTCTAGTCTTCAGACTCAGATGTATACGGGTGCTGACTGGTATCTAACCTACGGTTTTCTTCCAATCTTTGTTGATGCCAACTTTGACGAAAAGATGCCACACATCCGCATTGAGAATCCAATGGGTTCTTACCCAGAGTTTGATCGCTTTGGTCGCTGTGTGTCTTTTACTAAGAAGTACATGAAAACAATTCGTGAACTAATCGTTGACTTTCCTGAGTACGAAAATTTAATTGTTGGAAATCTTGGTCGAGATTTAACTGACTACGACACAGCAATGGAACTAATGCGTTATGAAGATGCTGATCAGGTAGTTCTTTTCTTACCTCAACGTGGTAACTTGGTTCTTCGCAAGGCTAAGAATCCAATTGGAATGCTTTCGGTTGTAGTTGCACGTCGTCCTGGACTTGATTTAGATGACCCACGTGGTCAGTTTGATGACGTACTGTGGGCACAGATTGCTCGTGCTCGCTTTAGTTTGCTAGCTATGGAAGCTGCAGAAAAATCTGTACAAGCTCCACTAGTTCTACCTAATGACGTATCTGAATTTGCCTTTGGTCCTGACTCAGTCATCCGCACAAATAATCCTACTGGTGTACGTCGTGTAGCCCTTGAGTTACCTACTGGTGCATTTACCGAACAGCAGTTGCTAGAGCAAGAAATGCGTATGGGTGCTCGTTACCCTGAAGGAAGATCAGGAAATATTGATGCGTCTATTATTACAGGTTCTGGAGTTCAAGCACTTCTTGGCGGCTTTGATTCGCAAATAAAAGCTGGACAGCAAATTCTTGCTGAATCCTTTAAGAAAGTTATGGAACTTTGTTTTCATGTTGATCAGACTTTGTTTGACGAAGATAAAACAATGGCTGGTATCTATCAAGGTGCACCATACGAAATTAGCTACAAGCCTTCTAAGGATATTAAAAACGACTACACCATTCAAGTTCGTTATGGTGTTATGGCTGGACTTGATCCGTCCCGTGCCCTTATCTTCTCGCTACAAGCTTTGCAGGCTGGATTGTTATCCCGTGAATTTGTAATGAGTGAATTGCCTTGGAGCATGAATGTTGGTCTTGAAAAAGATCGCATTGACATTGAGCGAATGCGAGATGCTTTGTCTGGTTCTATTGGAGCATTAACTCAAGCAATTCCTCAGATGGCTTCTAATGGAGCAGATCCTTCAGAGATTATTGAAAAGATTGCTACTGTAATTGACATGAAAAAGAAAGGCACTTCTATTGAAGATGCCGTTATGCAAATCTTTAAAAAGCCAGAAGAAGTTGAAGCACCTGAAGCACCAGAAGAGCCTATGGCTCCTCCAGGAATGCAACCACCTGCACCAGCAGGACCACCAGGATCAGCACAACCAGAAGGTCAACCAGCAGGACCACCACCAGATGTGGCTAGTATCCTAGCTCGTCTGGGTGGCGGGGCATGACAACAATAGTAGGCGTAGAAACTAAAAAAGGTTTTATTCTTGCTGCAGATAGTCAGACCACTGAAGGTGAACGGGCTTATATAAGCAAAGAAGTACCAAAAATAGTTGAAGTTGGCGAGTACGTTATATGCGGTGCTGGTACTAGTCGCTACTGTGACATAGTGACCTATGGTTGGGATCCACCAGTTTATGATGGTACTAATTTATACAAATTTATGGTTTCAAAATTTATACCAGCAATGCGTAAAATACACGAAGAAACAGGTTACGTTCTTAAAGATGATGATGATGGTGCAAGTTTTCTAGTTGGACTAGAAAATAAATTGTTTTACATCTGTGAAGATTATTCAGTACTACGTACCAATACTAAAATGTATGCAATGGGTACTGGTGGTAACTGGGCACTTGGCGCATTACATGCTGGTGCAACTGTAGAAGAAGCAATGAAGATTGCAATTAAACTTGATATTAATTCTGGAGGAAAGATCCAGATAATCAGACGAGGAGAATGACATGGCACAGCAGGGCGGTAAACGACCAGTTCGTACCAATAGTCAACCTAAACCAGTATCAGGACCAGGTGCTTTGTCACAACGTACAGATATGATGACTAATAGTGATCCTAATGTTTATGGTGACCGTAAGGCTACTGAAGAGTTAATGGCTGGTGCTCCTATGGCTAAACAGCAACAAGTTTCTAAGCCAAGCATTACTGATCTTTTTGCTCCAACTCAACGTCCTAATGAACCAGTTACTGCTGGTAATCCAATGGGAGCGGGCGTAGGACCAGAAGCTCTTAATCTTCCAGCTCGTACTTTTAATCCAGCTCAAATTCTTTCACGCTTAGCTGATTCAGATCCATCTGGTGAAATTGAATTAATACTACAAGAACTAACTAATAAGGGCGTTCTTTAGTGACAATGCAACCAATGGGTGGTTTACCTAAACAAACTTTAGGTTTAACTCCAGAAGCTCCTTTGCAACCAGTACAAGGTGTTTTTGATAAAACACAAAATGATCCATCTACTGCTGCTGTTCGCAAGCTTGATGCAACTGTTGCACGTGTTTCTCCTGCGCTTTATGCTGCTGGATCACGAGCTACATTAACCCGTGAAGAAAAAAATTTAATTGAAAACTGGGCTAAAGTTCGTGATACTCATAAACAATTAATGAGAATGAGTAATAAAGATGCTGGTGAATCTTACAATAAATTAGAACCAGCTTTTCAAGAAGTTTTAAAAACATACTACAAAATAGATTATTCAAACAAAACTGAAGCTGATGCATTAATTAAAAGTGATGCATTACGTAAAGCTTTTGGTATTGAAGACAATGATTTTGATTTGTTAGATGCTGTTAAAAGTCCTTTTAAACTTTTAATGGGTGCTGCCACACAGTATGGTAAATATCTTAATACTCCTGGAGCAATGTTACAAAACTCTATTATTAACAAAGAATCTTTTTGGAGTCGTAGTAATGGTGAAGTTGCTTTTGATGGCAAGTATCTTTATGATAATACATTAGCTGATGAATTAATTAACAAATATGGTGCTGCTGAAAGTTTTGTAGCCATGCATGTTCTTGCAGGTGATAATCCTGGAGAAATTATTGATGCTTGGGGTCCTAATGATCCTGCTATTCTTTCTGCAATTAATGCAATGTTTAACGAAGAAGAATCATTTAGGTTTATGCTTCGTGAATTTAATGGAGCAAAATTATCTCCTGGTCGCACTATTGGTCGCGTACTAGGACTTGATGCAGGTACAAAACCTTTTAATATAGTAAGTGGTGTTACTGATGCTGCATATCAAATCTTTATGGATCCTCTAACATACTTAACACTTGGAGCATCTGCAGTTCTTAAAGGTGCAAGCAAAGCAGAAAAATTAGCAGATGTTATTAAATCTGGTGATGATGTGCCAGCATTTCTTGCACGACCTGAAGTTGCAGAAATTTATACTGGCTATACAAAATTAATTGGTGAACTTGGAGATGCTTTAAAAGTTAGAGCAACTACCCCAGAACAAGAAATTGTTAAAACAAATAAAGTTGCAAATATTAGAAAAGAACTTGAGGATAAATATCCTACTATATCTAGTCCTGAAGATGTAAAAGTTTGGCTTGATGCAGATGTTCGAGATTTAGATACTTTTCAAAATTCATTTTTAGATGAAGGTGCTAAAAACTTTACACGATTAATTCGTGGTCAAACATTAACTCCAGGTGCTGGTGCTCGTGAAGGTGCAGTATATGCAAGACGTTCACGAACAGCAGGGTTAAACGCTAAGGAACATTTACGAAACTTTTTTCTTGGAAAACAAGTAGATGAAGTAGATGGTGTAGCAGAGTATGGCACTATTGTTTCTAAACTATTAAAAGATGAACCGTTAGATATTGAAATTGCTGTTAACAGAAAACAAAATGCAGTTCAAAAATTTATTGAACGTCAAACTAGATTACACCCAGGTCGTGCTGTAGTATTTCACGATGATGATAACTACGCAAGAACTATAGAAGTTTTTAAAAAACAAGTATTTATGGCTCTTGGTCGTAGAGATTTAACAGAACTTGTTACTGCTCGTTATATGATGGGAACACAAGCTGAACGTTTTGCTTTACATCGTTCTGTATTTGAACTAATTTTACGTCGTGAAGGTATTCACGGTTTAGAAGGTGGTCAAAAATACATTGACAATACACTTGAATTGCATTTTGGTTCAAAAGGTAAAAATACTTTTACAACTGGAAGTCAGTTATCTGTTCCTCTTCGCGCAGAACTTGATGATGTAGCAGATATAAATGTTTCTGGTTCACTTCATTCTTCACAATTTCAAAACTATGTTACAGCTCCAGACTGGAGAGGTATATCAGAATTTAAAGCAAGTAGATCATTAACTAGATCTTCAGATCAAAAACTTGTTGAGTATATTCCTCAATTAATTGGTGGAGCATACAACAATCGAATAACTGGAGTTGCTACAGATGTCTGGACAACTCTTACTCTTATTCCTCAGTTAGGTATACGTACTGCAATTGATGAAGGCTTTTTCTTTTTAATGTATGCAAATTCTGGTTTATTAAAACATGCTAGATTAGCAAAACGATACCAAAAAATTTATGCTGCTGCTCTTGGTTTAGATGATAAATCTGCTGTTGGTCCAGTTAAATTTGGAATTGAAACATTAAAAACTAAAGTAACTGGAAAAGACGCAGGAGCGTCACGGTCTATTAGCGGTGCTGATCGCGTATCTATACGTCTAGATGTATTAGCTAATAATAAAGATCTTCCATTGTGGAAACAAGAAGAAATGATTCGTGAAAAAATTATTGACGCTGCAATTTTTATGCATGGACAAAAATTAAATTCATTACAAAAAAAATGGTTTAAAGAATTAGTAATGGATAATCCAGCGGTTCTTCACAGTATTTCTACAAAAAATGTTACTGATGCAGTTCAAGGTAAAGTTGCACGAATGGAATTTGGTGGCTTATTAACTAAAAGTCAATTAGATATAGCTATGGATAATCTTGGTCTTGTAGCACAAGGTGCAATTAAATCTTTTGAAGTTCGTTC